CCTGAAATGAGAAACGCCCGGAAGCTGGAAAACCCCGGGCGCAACTCGCATCTCTACATTTCGGAAATATCTATACCAAAGCAATGACCTCGTCAATGCGTTTGTTGCTAATTATCGTTCAATCACAGTTTGTTATTTCAAATGGTAGGCGGACGGTACTGACTACGAACTGTCCTTCTTGATGTGGAACAGGGAAACCAGCGCCTCGAGACCATGCCCCAGATTCCGGATATCAGCATCACTCCATGCCGATGCGTCGACCTCGTAACAGACCACAGCATGAACCAGGACACTCGGGCGCCGACCCGTCGCAGCAACGGCATCGCTGTCGGCAGTTCGAAGCATAAGGATCGCCGCGGCGGTCCTCTTACGGATCTTGGCCACATAGTCCGGGTCGTATTCCGTGATGCTGCGCCCGAAGATCCCTTCATCCAGGAGCAGACCTCCCGCTGAATGCGGGTGGAGTGGCGGCAAGCCCATAACCGCGCGGTTGCGGGCCATGAGGTCACCATAGAGCTCGGCAGCCGCCAGCTGCTCCGGAGTGATCTTACCGGCGAATGCCAGCCGCCCAATTGCGGAACCGAGGCGCTCGTCCTTCGCCTGCCGCGCGCTCACACCATACTGGCGCTGACGTGCCTCAAGCACGGTCGCGGTCGCTTCGCGCTGGGTCTCGGCCTTACCTGGCTGGACCAGCTTGCCGCAGGGGTGGCGGCGGCCCGCCTTGCGCTTACGACCGCGTGCCACGGACAATCTCCGGAATGAGCGCCGCATAGCCGATCACGTCGATCGGTCCGTCGGCATAGTTGGGATCGTGGGCGATCCGCGCGAGCTTCAGGTCGATCATGCACAGCGCAACCTGCTGTGCGGTGACGGGTATTCCCAGGGTGATCGACCAGCGCTGAGCGATGGCCTCCATCTGGGTCTTGGGATCGCCGTAGGCAGCGCCGCGATCTTCGAGCACCTGCGCCACGCGTTTCAGGAAACCGACCGCGCTCATCGCACACCTCCGCGGGTCTCGATGGCCCAGAGCAGGATGGCGATGGCGTCGGCCTCGTTATCGTCGGCGGGAGCAAATCCCTTGGCCTGAACGGCCGCGATGACTGCCGCCTTGTCGGCATTGCCCTTGCCGGCGATGAACCGCTTGATCGTGCCGACGGGCACACCCTGGTAGGCTACCAGATGCTCTTCGCACCACGAGGTCAGCATTCCCAGCAGCCCACCGTAGACGTGGGCGGCATCGGTGCCGGCGTGACGACGGACCTCTTCGAAGTAGATCGCCTCGATCGGGCCGGCATCAAGGTCGAGCTGTTCAAGCCAGCGGCGGAAGCGAAGGTAGCGCATGCCGCCACCGTCGTAGCGGGTGTGCTTCAGCGACACTGTCCCGGTGCTGATGTGTCCGTCGGGCGACCGCAGGGCCCAACCGGCACTGGTGCCGAGGTCGAGTGCAAGGACAGCGCCGTGACGGATGGTGACGGATGTGACGGGTTCCCCATTATCATTCCCAGAGGCGCGCGCGTGTGCGCGTGTAACGCCTATAAGGGGACGATCCGTCACATCCGTCACCGACGTTGATTTTGCTGACATTTTTCAAAACTCCATCGGGCTGGTCTGGGGTTGGGCCTGACGCAGGGCGACGCCCCGGAACCCCCGGGCTTTGTTGGTGTTGGCGCGCTGAAATCCGCGGTTGGTGAGGGTCTCGGAGAACCGCTTGTTCGAGCCCGCGAATTCGCCGTTCGCATCCGCCCAGCTCTTCCAGTCAGCGTAGAGCCGCTGGGAGGTGTCCTGCAGATGCGGAGCTTGGTCGCAGCGCTCCTCGAGCCACCGCCCCAGAGCATCCTCGGCCTCGAAGTATTCCTCGGTGGCAGCGAGGACAGACGCCGGCGGCTTCAGACCTGTCCGCTGCCATTCCAGACAGCCCTGCAGCGCCCAGGCGAGAATGCCGTCGCGTTCCGCCAGCAGCCGATCCGGCAGACGCTTGTCGCGCTTGTGGGCCGGGATGGTGACCGTGAACGGGATCATGTGCAGACGGCGACGCATCGCCTCGTCGACATTGCGGATCGAGGGTTTGTGGTTGCCTACCACCAGCAGCTTGAACTGGGGCATGAACTCGAAGAAGTCCTGGCGCATGAACCGGGCGGTGATCTTGTCGCCACCGGTCAGCGCCTTGAGCTTGCTCTCGGCCCAGCGGCTGCCTTGTTCGGTCTCGATCGCGGATACGACACGGGCGCCCCGCAGCCCGGCCATATCGGTCGGGTGCCGGTCTCCATGGCTCGCCATGAACATGTCCATGGCTGCCACCGTCGCGTAGTCGCCGATGATGGCGGTCAGCGTATTGGCGAACACCGACTTGCCGTTCGCGCCGGTGCCGTAGAGGAAGAACAGCGCGTGCTCGGTCGTGACCCCGGTTAGGCAATAGCCCGCCATGCGCTGAAGGTATCGCTGCAGTTCGACATCGCCGCCGGTGACCGTGTCCAGAAACTCGAGCCAGGTGGGACAATTCCCTTCTGGCGAAGCCGCTGTGATCTTCGTCATGTAGGCCGGGCGATCGTGGGGTCCGATGGCAGCTGACTGTAGATCCACGATCCCGCCAGGCGTATTCAGCAACCAGGGGTTGCGATCCCAGACCTCGGTGGTTTCCGCGTGGCGGCGGTCCGCCCGGGCGATCCGTTCGACAGCCGCGATTGTTGATGCCGACGACAGCTTCGCCTTGAGCTTTGCGCTTGCGGCTTTGCGCGCCGCTGACCGGCAGATCTGGCGCGAGAGGTCATAGGCCTGAAGCGTCTCTTCCTTTCGCCAGACTGCACCCGTCCAGGTGAGCCATTGGCCCCAAGCTGCGACATAGCGCCAGTCCTCGGAATGCTGGTCGGTGAACGCTTCGGCCAGGGCGTCTTCGGTCAGTTGGACAGGCGCTGAAATGCCCCCGCTCTGGCCTCCACCAGCAGGTGGGCCGCCGCCAGTAGCGGCGTCGAGATAGTCGTCGCCGTAGCGCGCGGCATCGAGTTTCCAGATCTTCTCGGCTTCTGACCGGAGCCGGGCCTTCTCCCACGGAGGGTCGATGCGGGCGTTATTGTAATCGACGATTTCCTGCCATGCTTGCTGTGCAGTGACATGACCCTCGCGGCACCGACGGATCCAGTAGCCGATGATCCGGGTCAGGGCCTCGAAGCGGGTGGTGCCGTCGACGCCGCCTTCTCGGACAACCCGCCCGAACAATTCGGTTACTGCACCATGCCCGGAACCCGCATCGTTGAAGTCGAGAGCATTGGGGGCCTCACCCTCCATCGGGGGCATGGCCATCACAGCCTCGACCAGATCGCCGAGGTCATGATCCTTTTCGCGGTGCTGGAGGATTTCGACCAGTCGCCGTTGGCCTGATTTTGCGTGAACAGACCCTGCAACACGGATCGGCTGGTGCGCCGAGCGGAAGGACGTGTCGCCGCCAACCTTGCAGGCGATCATATACCGTGCCCGGCAGACGGTTGTGATGTCATCTCCCTCGGCAGGCTCAGACAGGCGCCAGTACAGGTGCAGCTTGCGCTGCCCCTCAGCGGTCACGCCGCCGGACGCCACTTCCATCGTAGGCTCGCCAAGATGCGCAACTAGGTGGTCGCGCTTGGCTCCGATGTCCCCGTGATCGAGATCAACCAGAACCACCTGTGTCTGCAGGATCTGGTCAGCCTTGGCCTCACCAGAGATGGCGACCGTTCCGGGCACCACGAAAAGTGCCATGCCATTGTCAGCTGCCCATCCGGCCTGCACCGCGAGCTTGGCGGCGAAGTCCGCGTCGTTATCCATGAACGGCGTATGCGGGATCTGGTCGACGCCGCCTTTTTCAGCGAGCGCACGGACCGGGACCAGATGATCGCAATAGCCGAACACGGCGTCGGCGAAGGTCGCGATCATCGCTGGATCGGGAGTGACCGGAGCGGCGGAAGCGCCTTGATCTGTCGCCATCATGCCCAACACCTCTGTTTCCAGGGGCACCAGGCGCATTCGAAATGCTCGGGATCAGACGCGACGCGCGGCAGCCACTCGTCGGCATCGCATGCCTGCAGGATCCGCACGGCCTTGTCGCTGCAGGCCTGGGCCAGGGCCCCGTTGAACGGGACGAGTTCGTGCCAGAGCTCGCAGGTATCCTTGTTGATGGCAGTGAAGACGGCCGGATGCTCAGTAAGGCCGAGATAGGCTTGGTAGAGCGCGATCTGCGCCGCATAGACGGGCTTCGACACTGCCACGCCGCGCTTGGTGATATCACGCCAGTTCTTGGCGTTCGCGGACTTGCACTCCCACAGCGCCGGAACAGCGAGTCCATCGGGCGCCGCTACAATGACGCCGTCGATGTGCCCGCGCACTCGGTCGTTTGCGACCGAGAAGCCGAACTGGTCACCATCACGATTACGGGTGCGCAGATCGTATCCGGCCTGGATCAGCCAATCGACAGCCAGGTCTTCGAAGATGTGGCCAACCGCGAAAATGCGCAGCGTCTTGCCGGAGAAATCTTCACCGGGGTCGCGCGGGACCTTCAGGAACTCATACTGCAGCTTGCGGGAGCAGCTTTCGCCCAAGCGACTGCCGCCCAGATAGGCGCGGGGTTCGCGCTCGCCATTTGCCTTGGTGAGAGCATCGTCGATCCGGGCATTCACCAGATCCACGAAGGGGGCCGGCTTTTCCCGGTGATTGAAGTCGAGCGGGCCGTGCATCAGAACGGCACCTCCGGTGCGCTTTCCCACATCGACTTCTGGAAGCCGGCAACAGCAGCCTCCGCGATTGCTGCTGCCTGCTGGTCGGTGAGTTCGTTGAAGCGCCGGTGCCAGCCGATCTGGCCAAGCACGGAAGCCATGGATTTGAGCGCAGCCACCTTGGCCGCGCGTTCGCGTTCGGCGGTATTATCCATGACCGGCGACTCCGGTCAGGACGACCAGCGTCAGTGCCGGCAGGTGATTCGCTGCCGCTACGGTCCCGACCACGATGATGGTGGGGTCTGTGGATCGATTTATGTGGATTGCGAGACGGTAGCCTGCGACCCGGGTACGGGCCCGCAGCTTGCTGAAAAGCTCGGAAAAGTGGGGCATTTGACAGGACTCCAGATGGTCCTGTCACTTACCGGCGAGGTCTCCAGACTGTCGGGAGAACAGAAAAGGAACTTACCCTCTTGGCAAGTCCATTAGGGGCGATAGGCTGAGCCTATTGTTCGTCGATCCCGGGGGCACTCCAGTATGTCTACTTTCAATCCTCGTACCTTTCTCAACCCAGATCGGCTTAGCACGATTTCTCCAACCCTATTGTTCAATTTCCTGAACAATTGGAAACCGTTCTTTGATGCCAAGTCCTTCGATCTGACTCCGCTCAATTCCAGTAAGCCGCACTATGGCGAGGTGGCCAATATCCTCTTGGCATCCGACGGCACCATGCCTTCAGACATGGTAGACGCCCTCCATTACATTGATGAAATGGCTCGTGACGACGCGATCGACGCACTGCTTGAGCGCGCTGAGGATGATGGGCACAAAATCACCGTCACCGGGGATAGTTCTTCAGCCGACGCCGCCATCCAGGTCTGGCAAGTGAACCCCGAGCTTCTGATTGAGGTCCATGCAGAAACACTGGCGCTGAAACAGCAGAGCTTCATGCACTACGCTGGCAAAAAGACGAACCGTCGCGACTTGATGAAGCACACCCCTCAAGAGGATGCAGCCATCCAATCGAAGGTTGATGACTGGTTCGCCGAAAAGCGTCGCGGACGGGGTAGCAGGGTATTCTTCTTCAAGAACGATAAGAAGGTCTGGATCGTTATCCGGCATGGGAAGCCGATGCAACGCGAGGGTAGCCATAACGAAGATGGCTCCACCGGGATCACCTTCTATAGGCCACAGGAACACGATGTTCTGGTGTATGATCGGAAGCACGACGAGATGGGGGTGAACTGCAGCTCACGGCCCCTTCGTGAACATTACATCGAGGTGCTCGGAGAGGTCCTGTTCGGAGACCGGCACTATTTCAATACAGCCACCAAATACACGCTTGCCCCATTGGCTACTTTGGGCGCGAACGCGCTGGCATGCCACGATGTTGATGGCATCGATTCAGTGCGTCTTGGGGAAGTCAAGATCCCACACGGAGGAGGCCTTTTGACCTTCCAACACAACGACGTGTTCGCAACTGATTCTGCTTTCATAAAGATGGTCTTGCTGGGATCGATTTCCCGGGCCAGCTTCAAGGTGAAGTTCACGAATTCCAAGAACCCGCTGACTGTCAATATCCTGCCCGCCAATGTGGCTCGATATAGTCAGAAGGGGGACAGTAGAGCTGTCGAGGAATGGCTGAAAAAGCGTGGGTTCGATATTTCCGAAGCGGTCGGCGGGGATGATGATGGCGACGAAGATCTGGGCCGCGATTGAGGCGATTCCCTGCGCTGGGGCAACGCGGAAGCACTGGGAGGTCATCTCAGGCTCTGAGTGGTCAGCGCTGTCGCCACTGCTCCGGGCAACGGGCCTCGAAGCGGAGACCATCCCATGCTTCGAGGTTCAACCAGGTGGTTGTATTCGTCGGATTGTCAGGCATTCGGCCGACAACATCCGCGCCGCATGCGGGGAACCCGGGGGGCTCTGCAAAAGTGAGAAGCTGACGGCAACGGAGGCTGCGTCACTGGCTCTTGATCGGATAAAGCTGGCTAATGGTCTTGAGCGCGCTCTTCAACTGACCAATGGCAAGATGCCTCTGGCATCTCAGAACCTGATCAATCTTGGCCATCACTATGTTCACGCGGGCCTCGGCTTCCCTGTGTTTCTGTGGCTAGGTGGGAACAGCTTCATGGACGCACACATGGCCTTCGCGGACGTGGAGGCGTCTAAGGGGGGCAAGCTGGTTCTTGCCCCGACGGATTCGGGTCTGGGAGCTTCCGCAAAGGCTTATCTTACCAAGATCGGTGCGACCGTTATGTCGCTAGACAACCTCGTTGGCATTGACGCTAACGGTATGATCCCACTTGCCCCAGTCGAACAGATGCTCGCTACGTTGCGAGCCGAATTTGATGCTTTTGATGACGATAAAAAATGGCGACTGCCCGCTGACGCTACTTGGGCCAAGGTCACTATAGAGTTTCGTGAGCTACATGAAATAGAGCTGCAGTATAAAGGCGTGAAACCTAAAAGGCTTGCACCTCAGGATCTACAGCTATGGGATTTTGAATCAAATCGTCCGAAAGCAGGCTGGGAAGTTTTGAAAAACATCCCAGACAACGGCGGAATCCTGAAACCCTTGAAAGTCAAAGCCCGCACGCAAACCCATGAAGCGTTTAAGCAAATCAAGAAACAGCTGAAGGAGGCGCTTGAAAAGGTCGTCCCGATCCCCGGCGATCCTTTCCAGTACGACTATCGCGAAAAGGTCTACCGGCCACACTTTATCGTCCGCTCGGAAGCTCTTCGTTCGGGCAAAGAGGGGCAGAACTGGTGAAATTTCACGCTTAGAAAAGCACCAAGCTGAAAATATTTTTTCATTCCGAAGCCCCCGGAAACAGACGTTTTCCGGGGGCTTTTTGTCGCCCTCTGAAGCCGCCGGGGGCCGTCCCGTGAAATTTCACCCCCCGCCATGTCCGGGCCTCCGTGCCCGCCAACATGGACTGGGCGAAATCACATGGAGTTCGAGAACCGTTACACAGGAATGCCGTCGCGCGTCGTGCGCAACATCAAATATAAAGCCGCCAAGCTGGCGCGCAGTGGCGCGCTTCCGGGCATGGACAAGGCAGACATTGAGCAAGAGCTTATGCTCGATTTGCTCAGGCGGAAGGGCCGGTTCGACCCCGAGCGCGCATCCTTCGACACCTTCGCTGACCGCGTCACCACCAACCGCGTGGCCAGCCTCACCGCTTCGACCCACAAGCTGCGCGCCGAACGCATCACCATCTCCCTCGACTTCGTTGTCGCCAATGACGACGAAGACGACGGCGCCAGCCTGACCGACAAGCTGGACGACCTGGAAAATCCCTGTGCCCTCGACGAACTGAAGATCGGTCTTGCCCGCGATGTCGCGCGCTTCATCGGCGACCTTCCACCGGTGTTGCAGCGCTACGTCGCGATCCTCGCCGCTGACAACGTCTGCGAAGCCGCGCGTGAGGCGGGCCTGCACCGGTCGACCATCTATGAACGCAAGGAGCAGATCCGCCGCGCCGCCGAGGACTGGGGGCTCGAGGAATATCTCGGGCGCATCCCGACAGTTCGAAAGCCCCACCGGTAAGTGACCAAGAGAGGACGACGGCAACGCCGCTCGAAACCTCGCGAAATCATGCCGGGCCTTCGGGCGAATAGAACACCCTTTGTGGGGAACAACCCGACCGCGTGCTCCAGGGCGGCGTCGGGCCCGGCAGATGTTTGCCTGACGAACCCTGGTCCCATCGACGAAACGAGGAGACCCTCGAAATGATTACGACTCCGCCTCTCAAGCGCCTCCGCAAGTCCCTGTGGCTGCACGATGTGCCCGATATCCTGAACGTGCCGGCAATGGGCGAGGACCCCGCTGCCTATGTCCCGACCGAAGAGGCCACGCTCGACGAAGTGGCTTTCGCGGAAGTAGCGGTGGCGCGCCAGGCGTCCGCTCTCAACCGTGTCTCCGCCGCGCTGAGCGAGATCATCAAGCTTGCCCGCCGTCAGGGCGCTCACGGCTATGACAATGCTGTCGCCGCCGCGCTGCGCGAACTGGAGAGCGGCAAGTGAGCGCGCCCTTCAGCAGCGGGCCGCTGCAGATCATCACGGCCGACGAACGCCTCAAGGAACGTCGCGGTATCAAGGGGGTGCTTACGGGCATCTCCGGTATCGGCAAGACCTCGCAGCTCTGGACCCTCAACCCGGACAAGACGCTCTTCCTGAACCTCGAGGCGGGCGAACTTGCCGTCCAGGGGTGGCCGGGCGACGAAATCCGTATCCGCGACTGGGACCGCGCACGCGACCTGGCCTGCTGGATCGGCGGCCCCAATCCCGCCATGCGCGATGACCAGAGCTACAGCCGCGCCGACTACGCGCGGGTGTGCAACGCCTTCGGTCCGCCGAACATCCTCGAGAAGTACGACACGATTTTCGTGGACTCGATTACCGTAGCGTCGCGCCTTTGCCTGCAGTGGGCGAAGGGCCAGCCGCAGGCGACTTCCGATCGCAGCGGCAAGGCCGACATGCGCGGGGCCTATGGCCTGCTCGGTCAGGAGATGATCGGCTGGCTGACCCACATGCAGCACACCCCGGACAAAAACGTGTGGCTGGTCGGGCTGCTCGACAAGCGGCTGGACGACTTCAACCGTCCGTTCTTCTCGCTGCAGATCGAGGGCAGCAAGACCGGTCTCGAACTCCCCGGCATCGTCGATGAGATCGTGACCCTTGCCGACATCCGCCCGGCCGAAGGGGCTCCGTACCGCGCCTTTGTCTGCACGACCCTCAACGAGTTCGGTTTCCCCGCCAAGGACCGGTCCGGTCGTCTCACCACCATCGAACCCGCCCACCTGGGGCGCCTGATGGACAAGATCCGTGGCCCGCTCTCCGCGCCGCCGGCGGCCCGCCTCGACTTCGAACTCCCCACCAATTCCGACAACACGCAGCCCGGAGCCTGACGCCATGACCGATATGGATTTCAACACCGCCGACACCCAGGACTCGGCCTTCGCCCTTATTCCCGCCAACACGCTGGTCCGCCTTCACATGACCATTCGCCCCGGTGGCGCTGGCCCCGAAGGCTGGCTCACGCAGAGCAAGAGCAGCTCCGCCCTCTATCTCAACACCGAGAGCGTGATCGAAGAAGGCCCGCATGCGCGCCGCCGTATCTATACGCGCATCGGCTTCCGCGGCCGCAACGCAGATACCGGTGCGGAGGATACCTACGCGAACCGCGGGCGGGCCCTGCTGCGCGGCATCCTTGAGTCCGCTCATGGCGTCCGCGCCGATGATACCTCGGACCAGGCCCGGGCAAAGCGCACGATCCGCAGCTTCGGCGATATGAGCGGCCTGACCTTCATCGCCAAGATCGGGATCGAGCGCGACAAGAACGATCCCAGCGACCAGGGCCGCAACGTTATCGTCGCCGCCATCGGCCCCCAGCATCCTGAATACGCCGCCCTGATGGGCACCACGCCCGTCGCATACACGCCCACCGCCAGCGCACCGGCCATGGCTCCCACGAACGGCGGCGCGCCGTTCTGGGCCCAGTAAGCGAAAGGCACCACCATGATCCCTCGGGACTACCAGCGGGCGGCAGTCGATGCCGCCCGAGCGAAGACGGCTGCCCACGGCAACACGATCCTCATGCTTCCGACCGGGGCCGGCAAGACGGCCGTGGCCGGGTTCTACATCGGCGAGGAGGCGGAAGCGCAAAGCAACGCCCGCATTCTGATGCTCCAGCATACGGATGAACTGGTCCAGCAGAACCTCGCCGCGATCAGCGGTATCACGGGACTGCGTTCCTCGATCGTCAAGGCGTCGCAGAACGACTGGACCGGAAAGCTGGTGTTCGGCAGCGTCCAGACCCTCGCTCGTGCCAATCGCCGGGCTGACATCGGCCACATCTCCCATCTCGTCATCGACGAGTGCCACCGCGCGGCTGCGACCGGCTACATGGACATCGTCGCTGATGTCCGCCGCATCAATCCGAAGGTGAAGATCCTCGGGCTGTCTGCGACCCCTAGCCGGGGAGATGGCCGCTCCCTGCGGCAGACCTTCAGCAACATCGGTTATCAGCTGAAGATTGGGACCCTGATCGCCCGGGGCATCCTTGTGCCACCCCGGACCTACACGATGGATCTTGGGGTAAGCGACGAGCTTGCCGATATCGATGCCACGGCAGGCGACTTCGACATGCGCCAGGCGGACAAGGTCCTGAACCGGGCAGTGCTCAATGACGCGGTCGTGCGGCACTGGAAAGAAAAGGCCGGCGACCGCCGGACCATCTTCTTCTGCTCGACCGTCGACCATGCAGATGCTGTGGCTGCTGCCTTCCGGTCCGCCGGGGTGACGGCCGAGACGATTTCCGGCGATATGGCAGGTGCTGACCGTGCGGATCTCATAGCCCGCTTCGACCGGGGCGACGTCCAGGTCCTCACCAACTGCATGGTGCTCACCGAAGGCTTCGACAGCCAGCCGGTGGGCTGCATCGGCATCCTGCGCCCGATGCTTCACAAGGGCACCTTCATTCAGGCGGTGGGTCGTGGGCTGCGCAAGGTTGATCCCCAACGTTATCCCGGCATCATCAAGACCGACTGTGTCATTCTTGACTTCGCGGGCGCAGCCATTCGCCATGGCTGCCTCGAGCAGGAAATCTCGCTCGACGACGAGGACACGGATCCCAGCGCGGCGCCTTACAAAACCTGCCCGGACTGTGAAGCCGAGATCCCTCTCGGGACGGGTGAATGCCCGTTCTGTGGCCATGTCTTCACCCGCCAGGTTGGCGAGAAGCACGTCCTGACCGACTTCGAGCTGTTGGAGATCGACCTGCTGAACCAGTCGCCCTTCCAATGGTGCGACGTCAGCAGGGACGGCTTGTCGCTAATCGCCAGTGGCTTCGACGCCTGGGCGGGCGTGTTTTATGACGGCACCCTCTGGCATGCACTGGGTGGACCCAAGACCGGTGCCCCGCGCAAGATCGCGATCGGGACCAAGGTGCAGGCCCTGGCTGAGGCCGATGATTTTCTCCGTTCGGCCGAAAACAGTCTGGCTGCCGCCAAGAGCAAGCGCTGGCTCAAGGAGCCCGCGTCCACCAAGCAGCTCAACTGCTTGCGCCGTGCCGGTGCCTCGGTGTCGCCGATGAACTTCGGCTTCTCCAAGTACGATGCCAATTGCCAGCTGCGCTACTACTGGAATCGCCATGCGATCACCTCGGCGGTCTTCGGGCAAGCGCACCGGAGCGCCGCATGAAACGCCCCAATCCGCATCCACCAGGCGAAATGACGCCCGCCCAGCGGCGGACCGAGCTGTGCGCTATCCTCGGGCTTGGCCTCGCCCGCCTGCACCTTCGGAATGGCGGTCAACTATCTGAAGAAGATGGAGACTTTCCGCTACACTTCGCGCCTGAACAGAGCGGTAGTGCACCTCCAACTCACTGGAGCAACGCACAATGAAACCCGATCCCGTACTTGCCCGCCTGGCCGCCATGAAGGCGGCCCCGGTGGCCGAGTTGAAGAAGCAGTGGCGCGATCTTTTCAATGAGGAGCCGCCGGCCTTCAACCGGCGCTACCTCGAAAGCCGCCTTGCCTACCGCATCCAGGAACTGGCCTACGGAGGCCTCAAGCAGGAAACGGTCAGGCGCCTGCAACAGATGGGCGAACAGCTCGACGGCGGCAACATCACCACCCGCCGCGTGCGGGCTGACCTGAAGCCGATCGTCGGGACCCGTCTGATCCGGGAGTGGCAGGGTGTCGAGCACACCGTGACCGTCACCCAGGACGGTTTCGAATGGCAGGGGCGCTCCTACCAGTCACTGTCCGCAATCGCCCGCGCCATTACCGGGTCGCGCTGGAACGGCTGGATATTCTTCGGCCTCAAGGATCATCGGAGGGCCGCATGAACACGCCTATCACGCGCAAACTGCGCTGCGCGGTCTACACGCGTAAATCATCGGAGGAAGGGCTCGAGCAGGAGTTCAACTCGCTGCATGCCCAGCGGGAGGCCTGTGAGGCTTACATCACCAGCCAGCGCGCCGAAGGGTGGGTGCTGGTCCGCGACCAGTATGACGACGGCGGCATTTCCGGCGGCACCCTTGATCGTCCGGGACTGAAGCGCTTGCTCTCGGATATCGAGGACGGGCTGGTCGACGTGGTTGTGGTCTACAAAATCGACCGCCTCTCGCGATCCCTGATGGACTTTGCCAAGCTGGTCGAGGTCTTCGACCGGAACGACGTGACATTCGTGTCCGTCACTCAGTCGTTCAATACAACCACCAGCATGGGCAGGCTGACCCTTAACGTCCTGCTGTCCTTCGCCCAGTTCGAGCGCGAGGTGACCGCTGAACGCATCCGCGACAAGTTCGCCGCTTCCCGGGCCAAGGGGATCTGGATGGGCGGCGTCCCCCCGCTGGGCTATGATGTTCAGGCGCGCAAGCTGGTGGTGAATGAAAAGGCGGCCGCCAATGTCCGCTACATTTTCCAGCGGTTCCGCGATGTCGGCTCGGCCACACTTCTGCTGCGGGAATTGCGGGAGCGAGGCATCACGACCCGCCAAGGCAAGACGATCACCAAGGGTTACTTGTATCGCCTGCTCGCCAACAAGGCCTACATCGGGGAGGCCGTCCACAAGGGCAACAGCTATCCCGGCGAACATGACGCGATCATTGAGCAGGAGCTCTGGGATGCTGTGCGCGCCATCACGAAGGAAAGCCCTCGGACCCGGGCGAATCGTGCGCGCGCCAATACGCCTGCCTTGCTGAAGGGACTGCTCTGGGGTTCGGATGGCGGGGCGTTTTCACCGACCCACTCCTGCAAGAACGGCAAGCTCTACCGCTACTATGTCAGCCAGACGCTGCTCCGCCATGGAGCAGGTTCCACCACGGTGGGGCGCGTGCCTGCCGCCGAAATCGAGGGCGCGGTCGTCAACCTGCTGCGGGCCGTGTTCCGGCAACCGGAAATCATCATCGGCGCATGGAAGGAGGCCGTCAAACACGCCCCCGGAATGACCGAAGCTCAAGCGCGGGAGGCCCTTATCAATCTGGACCCAATGTGGGATGAACTGTTCCCAGCCGAGCAGGCCCGGATCGTGCAGCTATTGGTCGACCGGGTCATTGTTGGAAGCGCCGGATTGGAACTGAAGCTGCGGGTGGACGGGCTCGATGCGCTGGTCCGCGAACTGCAGGTGCCGGAACTGGAGGAGGCAGCGTGAGCAAGGTCATGACAATGCCCCAGACAGTGTCGATTCACATTCCGTTCCAGATCACCAAACGCGGCGGCCGCAAGGAGATGGTTCTGCCAGCCGGGGCCCAGCTTCAGCGCCCCCGCACCGACAACACCGTGGTCAAGGCGCTGGCGCGGGCATTTCGCTGGAAACGCTTGCTGGAAACCGGAGCCTACACATCGGTGTCGGACCTCGCCGAGAAGGAAAGGATCGGCCTGAGCTATCTGACCCGGGTCCTGCGCATGACGCTGCTGGCCCCTGACATCGTCGATGCCATTCTCGATGGCCGGCAGGGCGACGGGATCGATCTTGCCACGCTGGCCGCGCCTTTCCCCAACGAATGGGGGGCGCAGCGGCGACATTTTGGAATCGGCGCCTGATGGGGTGCATCTCGGTCAAAATCACGGACGCTTTTTACTGACGGCGGCGGCCCTGGCTTGCGACGGCGTGTTGTGTGATCTGGGTTCCCGGGGCGTTTAGGGCGCGGCTCCGGAAACGGGCTCGCAAGCGTAAACTCCGGGCAGGCGGGCATCGAAGGTGCCGTCATTATAGGATTTCACGATTTCCTGGCAGGCTTCAAGATCGTTGAAATGTCCATGTGCGGTTTCAAACCTAGTTTTGCCTTCGCGGGCCTTCAGGAAAACACCGTAGACTTGGTTTGCCTTGCTTGCAGGCTCAGCCAAAGTGTTTTTGGGGGGAGCTTCGCTGTGGCTAGCCGCATCCCAATCGCCGCAGCCTGTAACTAGCAACGCTGAAGCAATAATAGCCGAAATATTGGGCTTCATGCCATTCACCTTCCAAGACCCGACGACTTGATGCACCCTCAAAGCAATGCCGGATTGGATGAAGGCGGCATATGGCTTGGCGATCACACAACAAGGCTGATTGATAACACAGCGGGGTTTCGGATTGACAGCCAGACCCGCATGGGAACGAGAGATCGTGCATCCGGAGAGTTTGGCAAAATACATCCATGAGCAGGCATTGGCATGATCTTGCCGGGTTTCTTGGCCTGCATCGCTCACGAATAACCGCGCCGGCGAATCGCATCCGTTGACGAATCACTACAACAATGTTCTTTTTATGTTCCGTTCATTTTGGAACCTGAAAAGTGCTGCGTCTTGTCGATTATCCCACAACGCTCGAATTGCCGTTGTTCGGTTCGCCTGTTGAGGCTGGCTTCCCCAGCCCGGCTGATGACCACATCGAGGGCAAGCTCGATCTCAACGAGCATCTGGTTCGGCGGCCGGCCGCAACCTTCTTTGTGCGGGCGGCCGGGGAATCCATGCGTGGCGCCGGGATTTTCGCCGGTGACCTGCTCGTCATCGACCGAGGAATCACCCCGCAGCCCGACGATATCGTCATCGCCGTCGTTCATGGCGAACTGACTGTCAAACGGCTCCAGAAGGTCGACGGCGCATGGCAGCTGGCAGCCGAAAACCCAAAGTTCCCGACCTTGCCAATCCGTGATGATGGCTGTGAAATCTGGGGCGTCGTCACCCACAGCATCCGGCGTCATTGTGGACGCTGATGCCCACCTTCGCACTGGTCGACTGCAACAACTTCTATGCATCCTGTGAGCGGCTGTTCCAGCCGGGCTTGCGGGAGCGGCCCGTCGTGGTCTTGTCCAATAACGATGGTTGCGTGATTGCCCGCTCCAATGAGGCAAAGGCGCTGGGCATCGCGATGGGCGCACCGCTGTTTAAGATCCGCACGCTGGTCGACGAGCATGGCGTCATCGTCCGTTCCTCGAATTACGCCCTTTATGGGGACATCTCTGAGCGCGTGATGAGCGTGCTGGGTTCACAGGCGCCTGCCCATGAGATCTACAGCATCGACGAATGCTTCCTCGACCTCGACCGGATGGCGGTCGACGATCTCACCGACTGGTGTCGGAACCTGAGGCGCCGCACACACCAGTGGACCGGAATCCCGGTATCGATCGGCGTCGGGCCAACCAAGACCCTGGCCAAAGTTGCCAATCGGCTGGCGAAGAAATCAGCCAAGGCGGGCGGCGTCCTTGATCTCAGCCACAACCCGCAATGGACGGAGGCGGCACTGCGCAAGACTGCCGTGGGCGATGTCTGGGGGATTGGGCGGCGCTGGACCGCAATGCTGGAGGAGCGCGGTATCCATACGGCCCATGATCTCGCTAGTGCCCAGGACGGTTGGGTGCGGCAGCGCATGGGCATCGTCGGACTAAGAACGGTTCATGAGCTGCGCGGGATTGCCTGTCATGCGCTCGACGACCAGCCAGCACCGCGCCAGACGACATGCTGCTCACGCACCTTCGGGGAAGCGATCCGCGACAAGGGCCAGGTCCACGATGCGGTCATGAGCTTCGCCGAGCGGGTGGCCGAGAAGGTTAGGCATGCCAGACAGGTGGCGGGCGCGGTCCAATTGTTCATCCGGACCGACCCATTCGACCAGAACGCCGCGCAGAAGTCAGTGTCGGGTTCCGCTTCATTCCAGCGCCCTACCAGTGATACCCGCGTCATTACCGATGCCGTCCTGCGCATCTTCGATCGCATTTGGCGGGATGGGTATGGCTGGAGGAAGGCCGGAGTGCTGCTTCTCGACCTCGGTGATCCTGCCTCGGTGCCTGCGTCGCTGTTTGACTTGATGGATCAGCCTGACGGCCTGATGGCGGCGCTGGACGAGATCAACTCCCGTTTCGGTAGCGGCAAGGTCCGCCTGGGGCTGGCCCGCAAGGGCGGCGAATGGCGAATGCGGCAAGAAAACCTGTCGCCCAGCTTCACGACCCGGTGGGGGGATATCCCTGCCGCGAAGATGGGCTGATAACGGCCGCCTTTGATTTCCGTTTTGACGATTCAGCGACAAACTACCCAGCTCGGTTTTAGGCTAGGACACTCGATCTCATATCACCGCACCGCCATAATTCGGAATCTAGAAAGCCGCCCCCTTGATGTGCGAAATCCGCAGAGAGTGCTGCCAATTTTTGCGATTGATGAATTCAATGGCCGAAAATCTCTTGCCACAACGAACCCGAATCGGTATGAACGGCCCATCGCGGATGCGAATGGCAAATTTGGAGTGCCCCGAAATGAGTGATTTTGAAAAATCCTTCGATTATTATTCGAGTCTCGCAAAGTTGCCTCAGTTCGCGAGCTTCCTTGACGAACAGATGGATGCGGCTGCGGTGCTAAGATATCTCCAGGAGGAGAATTCAGGCTTTTCGGGACGCAAAGAGTTTTGTGAGATCCTTGGCATCGGGGAATCTACACTCTCTGGTTGGCTCAAGGGCGACCGAATTCCCAAGATGGCCAAGCTAGTCATTGGTCTTTTGAAGGCTCGCGGCCTGGACCGCACGGCGCTGGAGCAGGAAGAAAAGCGGGTCGAGGAGCTGAAAATTCGAGATCGCATCGTGAAGGATGGCGATCGCTATATGATCGTAGAGTTCGCATCCAATGATGGCATCGGCCGCGTCGTTGCGCGAGACATTCCGGACGAAGCATCGGCCAGAAAACTTAATTCACGTTACCAGTATATCGACCTTCTCGATACGTGCCGCAGCCTATGGCCACTCATTAGAGCCGGGGAGGAAGAGGAGATTGAATTTCTGGATGAGCAGATCGAGGAGGCTCTGTTGTCAGCGGGGGTCAAGCTGAAGCCGCTATATTCCAACGAGAAGTTTAGCTTCGACACAGATGCCAATGCGGCAGAGGGCGAGGAGGTCAATTCAGATGCGTGATCATCGCGACCAAAACGCCGAGCGGTTGTCAGCAGGCATCCCCACCAAGATGACAGCTCATGCGCAGCGACGAAGCCGTGAACGGATTATTCCCCAGCTGATTATCGACGCTTTGCAGGACTATGGCGACACTCGCCCTGCAGGCAATGGCAGCGAGGAATTCTACTTCACCCGAAAGAGCTGGAAACGCTTTGCATCCTATGTCGGGCCTCAAGCTGACCAGCTTGAGAAGTACCGGAACACCTACGCAATCATTGCGTCTGATGGTTTCGTTGTGACCGTTGCATGGCGTCATTGACCAACATTTTCAGTGAAGTGAGAGACGTGAACATGAAAAAGCTGTTCATGATCCGTGAGCGCAGGAAGGGGCCTATCGTTCGAGCGCAAGATGGAGAGATCATCTATTTCTCGAACAAGATGGAAGCTAAGCTGTTTCTGGCACCGACCCTACGACACAGGTTGCTGGCCCAACGCGTGTCGCCCGCCGTGTCGATCAAGGATTTGGCTACGTCGGTGGAGTTGCCTCGGGTCGAACAGAATGTGGCGGTGTTTGGTTATGCGCGCCCCTCTTCGACCTAGTGTAAGCGGCCGAACTGCAAGCCTCTGCACATCGCGCTTGCGCTTGCGCTAATCTGAAACGATACCAAGGCGACGTCCTGTTTGACGAGCTGGAATTTGCAAGGAGGGGGCATGCAGGAAGGAAAAATCTACAATCTGTTAGATCTGGCCGTCGAACGCGCGTTCTTTCCTTGTTGCATGTGGTATTAAAGTGGCCGCGTTCGACGCTCTCAGGAAGTTTTTTAAACCGAGCGATGTAACTATTGCTCTGCCAACAGACCCATTCATTGCTCTCGATCGCGAAAAGGCCATCGAGAAGTTGAAGCTCGATCAGCGTGCGAAGGAGAATGGCAGCAGGAATTACCCGCCGCCAGACTCCGAGATGCTCGATGATGTCGAACTTGAGATTACCACCGAGATTGGTGAGCACGCCGCACGCGCCCAAATCGACGCTGCAACTAATCACCGCGTTTATGGCGAGCGCCTCTCAGAGCTTGCGCTATTGCGTGAACTCTCAACAATTTCTGGTGCGAGTGAGCAGGCCCTTGGCGACTATCGAACGATTGTCATTAATCGCGAAGGCCGTCTGGCCCTTGCAAAGGATGCGATCAAAGAATCCTATCAGGAGCTGGCTGCATTCAAGCAGGAGCATGGTCTAAACCGTCCTGCACACCGCGGCCTGCATCCGGCCTATGCGTGGTCAACGATTGGGATTTCCTGGTTCGTTGAAAGTGGGTTTAATACAGCATTCCTCCGAGTAGGCGATGATCTCGGGATTCTCGGCGGATTTGTCGCGGCCGCGGTTGTAGCCGCGGTGAACGTCTTCTTGTCCGCATTGGTTGGGCGCTTCTGGTGGCCGTACCTCTTCCACAAGAACCCGTTCCAAAAACGCTTTGCACTTGTTGGATGTGCAACCTGGCTTCTGGGGCTAATCGTTTGGAATCTCCTCGCCGGCCATTTTCGTGATGCCAAGGCCGCAGGTCTGGACAGTCCTGAAACGTCTGCGTTGAGCCTGTTCCTGAATGGCCCTCTCCAGTTCGATAGCATTTATTCGTATGGCCTGCTGCTTGCAGGCATAGCCTTTGCCCTCTTGTCCGCAACAGCCGCATACAAGATGGATGATCCATACCCTGGCTATGGAGCGATCTACCGTCGGCACGAGGACCGGTGCGAAGAATATGCCGACGAAATTGAGCTTGCCATGGACGAACTCAAGGATACCAGGGACGAGGCCATCGCGCTGGCAAACGAAATACGCGATGAATTAGGGGTTCAGTTCAGAGAGCGAGGTCAAATCCTCGCTGCACGCGAAACCCATCGCACCCGATATCGCGAGCATCAGGACTATCTGGAAATGATCGCGGGCGCGCTCTTGGGCCACTATCGGGCTGCTAATACCAAGGCTAGATCAGATGGGCTGGTGCCGGCCCACTTCAATACGAAGTGGGCACTGAAAAGGGCCGAACTACCGATGGATGCGGACGAGCCCACTATCGATGATGAGGTAGTGCGCGCACAGGAAGCCCTCGAGAACTCCATCAAGACAATAGCTTCCGCCTACCGCGAGGCGATCGAGAGCTTTGAGCATCTCGACAAGATCAAGAGGTCGCTTGGAGATGGCTAGGAAGCTGACAGCTGCGCAAAAACGTCGCAAAGGCGACGCGTTCAAGGCCTATCGAAATATCGGCATCGTGGTTGCCCTCTTGGGTATCATCGCGTTCTTCTATTATAATTCTGTCCTAGCCCACCGAAACTTGGATGCGGAAACCTTGTGTCCTTCGCAACCGGACAGCCTCACAGTACTTCTGGTCGACGTGACTGATCCGATGAATTTGCCGCAACGCCAGGATTTCCTCAATAAGCTCGACCGGTTGACGGATCAAATACCTCGCTATGGCAAGCTCGTCATTGCAAAGGTTGATCCGGTTTCGGATCGCTTGCTGGTGCCCATCATAACTCGGTGCAACCCGGGATCGGCCAAGGATGTAACCGAGGTCGACGGCAATCCCCAAAAGCTCGAAAAGATGCACCAGGAGCGGTATCTTGCGCCGCTCAGGCGCGCGTTTGAAGGGCTCACTTTGGCATCTGGAGCCAATCGCTCACCTATCCTTGAATCAATTCAGTCGGTAAACCTGACTGAGCTGCAGAAGAAAACGAATGAGGCGACCGACAAGAGGCTGATCGTCGCTTCAGACCTGCTGCAAAACACCGATGAAATCAGCTTTTATGGCCGCTTGCCAGAACCACAGGATTTGCTTCGGAGCCAGCCATTTAGCCGTGTTCGCACTGACTTGCGCGGGGTCGATGTGGAGCTGTGGATGTTGCAGCGCAGTGACTCAACGGACACGCAGCCAAGAGCGCTTCCAAATCTTTGGGAGAAGATTATCGATGAACAAGGTGGCCGTCTGGCTAGAGTTTACACGGTGAGTGGATAAATGAGTGATAGAATTCCCCTAGTTGACCGGCTGAAAGACCGCGGCTTTATTGATCAATGGGGCTTCATCGCATTTGCGGTCGTGGGCTTTGCGGGAATTGTCTCGGCAAAATGGTTTGAGGCGGAGACCCTCTGGGTCGCAGTTGGCGCCATCGTGGCAATGTTCGGCTATGCGATTATCATTGGCCGAGCAGGGACTGGCCGGTTGAGAGCCGACCAGGCGGGGGACAATTGCTATTATCTTGGGCTGATCTACACCTTAGCGAGCTTGTCATACGCGATCGCCACTTTCGATCCGAACAACACTGCGACCACGATTGTGCAAGGCTTCGGTATCGCCTTGGCGACAACCATCTTCGGATTGATCTTGCGTGTGTTTTTCAATCAGGGTCGGCCAGATCTTGAGAATGTCGAGGAGCAGGCCCGCCTAGAACTGACCGAAGCTGCCAGTCGATTGAAGGGCGAACTTAATGGCGTGGTTCGCACCATGAACGATTTCAGCCGACAGATTCAACAATCGATCCAGGAAGTGCACGACGCCTCAAAAGCCGTGATCGAGGAGTTTACGGTAAGCTCGGTCGAGGGCCTGAAGATCGTTGTTGATTCTGCAAATGACGCTATTCGTGGCCAAGCCAATGACTTTGCTACTCGTTCGAAGCGGTACTCGACGACCTTCGACACGCTGCTGAATAAGCTCGAGCAGCATGGTTCGTCGGTAGAAAAAATCGCCAATAACTACGATGCCCTTGGCGCCGCCGCTGAGGCGGTCAAGCTTACAGCCGAGAGCTCTAATTTGTCGGTCCAGGCATTAGCGAGTAGCGGCGAGTCAGCCAAAGAGTCGGCATCACAGGCAGCCCTTGCCTCCCAAGCAGCGCAAGCCATAGCAAAAGAACTTTCGTCGACCGTTTCGACACTTGAGCTCGGCCTGAAGGCAATACGTGAGGAGACCGACCGGCAGCTCGCACAACTGCAGGTTGGCCCTGCCGATGCCGTTGCGCAGGCCGTGACGACCCTTAAGGGCGCAGCGGTCGCGCTTGAAGAGCACATCGCCGAGGTGGGCAAACTGCATGCAAATGTGCAGGCTGACCTCGCGGCTCAGAATGAGGCGGCGATCGCGACCACAAAACAGCACAATGTTGCGCTCGAAGAGCAACTGAGCCGGTCGAGGCAGCTGGTCGGCCAGGTTCACTCGGCGCTTGTTGACATGACCGAGGGCCTCGCCAGGTCCGTCGAAGGAACAGCTTGATGGCGGGGTTCGATATCCGTCAGGACAAGTCTTATCGACGCGGGCTAATTCTCGGCCTGACCATCGCCGAGATCATGATACTCCTGATCTTTGTGTTGTTGATGGCGCTTGCCGCCGCACTCGCGAACCGCGAGAAGCGTTTGGAGGCGGTCGAAGATGGTACAGGAAGCCGGCTCGTGGAAGCGATTCAGGCCGCCTACCCTGAAGCCAATTCCCCCGACGATTATTACAAGGAACTCGTTCGTGCCATTGATGCCAGGAAGGCTGTTGAAAGGTACGGTGACAAGGCGGCTGGCGAGAGGCTAGCAGAAGACGCGGAGATTGGGCGCCAAGCCCGAGAAGCAGCAGCAAGGGCCGGTGTCACTAATCCCTCCGAATTCGCCGAACGCGCGATTTCGCGTGCCAGTGCCGGAAAGAGGGGGGAATGGCCTCCATTCTTCAGCCTGAGCGAAGCAGGTGGCTATTACTTCGAAAGCGGAAAGGCGACGTTGCGCCCTGATTTTGAACAGAAGCTTCGCACAACCATCATACCGCTGCTGAAGCGCAACATTGATGACTATGGGGTCGATGTTGTCGAAGTGATTGGTCACACCGATGAAGTACCCATGGTCGGTGCCAGTAACCTCGATCAACTCCTGATCTCGGCATCGGCCAGCCGCACGCCGATTGAAGCACTGCATTCCACCGACAATGCTGGGTTGGCAATGGCGCGAGCCGTGGCAGTCGTACGTATCCTGCGTGCTGATCCCAGGCTCGCCGGAGTGACTATTTTGCCTCTTTCAGGCGCCCAAATGATCGTACCAATCGATCGGGTAGCAGACGGTTCATCGAGCCGAAGCGATCAGTCGCGGCGCAGGATCGAAATGAGATTGCGGCGTTCAACAGAGCAGGTAGCCCCTGCCGAGGGGCGCTAATGGACCAAATTGATCGAAACCTGGATCGGATCAGAGTGGCGTTAGAGCGGCGATCTTCCGCCGCTGAAGGCACTGAGATTGACGTTCATGGCGACACTGACACAAAATTGTTCTTTGGCAGCGCCTCTACACGCGGCGTCGTCAAGCGAGACGACCTTGTCGTCCCTTCGAAGCCTGCAGAAGTGGAAATTGGCGAAACCACGAACTCCGGTGAACCTGGCGGCCGGGATGTCTGGAGCCTAATTAGGCGCAGGCTCGGACTAGATTTCTAGTCTGATGGGCTGGGGTGTGCGCAAGTCTCGTCCTTCGCGTCTGGAACGGTATCGGCGGCGGCCGACGAAAGCGCCTCCTCGTTCGCTGACGGGGACAATGCTCGGCCTAGCTTCCTTCACGGCATTGTTTATCATTGCGATTGTAGTCGCGTTTCAGACACGAACGTCGCCCAGTGCCGATCACAAAAATCAGATGGAGCTGTTAGCGACAACTCAGAACCGATCGCCGGGGACGCCTCATTTCACTGAAGCGCGTGGTTCTGACTCTCAGCGCGATGAGGCAAGCGCTTCAACAGAGCAACTGCCGACCGAGAATGTAGATGCCCGGTTCGAAACCTGTGGGGCCATTCGGATTACCTGCGTGGTCGATGGCGACACGTTTTGGCTCAACCGGCAGAAAATCCGGATCGCCGATATCGACACTCCTGAGATCAGCCAGCCGCAATGCAAAGGAGAGTATGACCTTGGCATGGCGGCCAAGGCTCGCCTCATCACCCTACTTAATGAAGGTCCATTCGAACTGCGAAGTGCAGGAAGCAGGGACATAGACAAGTATGGGCGGTTGTTGCGATTGGTCATCCGAAACGAGGTGTCGATCGGGGAGCAGTTGGTTAAAGAAGGATTGGCCCACCGCTGGGTCGGGTACAAACAATCCTGGTGCTGACTGCGATAGGCGATAGGCGATAGGCCTTGCGCAGAAGGACATCGAATGGCGCATGCGGCGAGAGAACCTGTCGCCCAGTTTCACCATCCGATGGGGGATATCCCTTCAGCGAAGATGGGGTAAAAGCGACCCATGGACGCTACCGATCCAGACCTGCCAGATGCTGCTGTCGAACACATCAGCCAGATGCTGACGTTGGCCAAGCGCAAGCATCAAGAGGCGATGGCCATGCTCGGCACGCCTGATCCGAGCGCAGTTCCCAGACTGCGGGAGGTGCTTCGATTGTTGGAGGAGGTCGAGCTGTTGGCCGATGACGCCTCGACCTACGTCGAGACTGACATGATGAAAGCGGCCCTCAAGGACCTGCACTTTCAGCAGGCCAGCGTTCAGATGGCGATTGCCCAGCTTGAGCAGATGAAGGCGCGGTCACCTTGGGCGACGCCCTGGCCGTGGATCACGATCATGGCCCTGGCGCTTATCATTGCCCAAGCTTTGAGGTGATGCGGCGGTTAGAGTCGGGACGGATTTTGAGATAAATCTCGGTTCTGCCCCCCAATGGGCAGCCAAAATATATGCATTTTTTCAATGCCATAAAGCTCTACACTGAAACTGGCGTAGTCGAGAGCTTTGGAGAATATCGGCCGAGAGAGAGCATGGCAGGGGCATATCTGGCTGAACCCGGTGGAGAGCCCTCGACCTATAACCCTTGAAACACACGGGATTTTTCAGGCTCAACCCAAGGAATAGAATGATTCCAATGGGTTAAATGGCGGAGCAGGAGGGATTCGAACCCTCGATACGCTTTTGACGTATACACACTTTCCAGGCGTGCGCCTTCGACCACTCGGCCACTGCTCCATGCTCCTTGGTGCGCTACCGCTTCGCTGCTT